AAAGGTACTAAAATGATTTACTCTGATGGTACTAATGTTGTTGATACAGAATTCACAGATTTATCATCTGACTACTCACCACAACTTTCAGCAGACTTAGATACAAACAGTCAAAATATTATTGTTGACACAGCTCATGGTATTCTTGATGAAAACTCTAATGAACAAATTACATTTACTACAGCTGCATCAGCTGTTAATGAATTCACAGTAGCTAACGCAGCTACAGGTAGTGCACCTGAAATATCTGCAACTGGTGGCGACACTAACATTGATTTAAATCTTACTCCAAAAGGAGTGGGTAGAGCAACTTTCAATGGTCAAGGTAAAATTGAAAGTGTTGCAGAAAAATGTACAAATTCAGCAACAGCTGCTACAGGAACACTTAATTATGATGTACTTACTCAAGCAGTTTTAAATTATACTTCTAACGCTTCAGGAAACTGGACTTTAAATATAAGAGGTGATGGATCAAATTCTTTAAACTCAATTATGGACACAGGTGAATCAATCACTATTGCACACCTAGTGCCACAAGGTGGATCAGCTTATTACAATTCAGCTGTACAAATTGATGGCTCAAGTGTTACACCAGAATGGCAAGGTGGTTCAGCACCAAGTGCTGGAAATGCAAGTTCAATTGATGTTTATTCATATACAATTATTAAAACTGGAGATGCTACGTTTACAGCATTAGCTTCTCAAACACAGTTTGCGTAATAAATTAAGAGGAGAAAGATTATGCCACTAGTAGGAACTTTTGGATCAGGAGCTTCAAGAGCATTTGGTTTTACATCAGGAGCTGATTTATTATCAGTAGAATATTTAGTTGTCGCTGGTGGTGGTGGATGTAACCCAACCATTTACGCTGGTCGTGCAGCAGGAGCTGGTGGTTTTAGAACTTCAGTTTCAGGAGCAACATCAGGTGGCGGAGGTTCCGCAGAGCCCCCTTTTGAAGCAGAATATGGAACTTCTTATACAGTTACAGTAGGAGCTGGCGGTCCTGCTAACTCAACTATAGACTTATCTTACACACAACAAGGTGCAAACGGACAAGGTGTTGATTCAGTTTTTGCTACTATCACTTCTCTTGGAGGTGGTGCTGGTACTTATTTTAGTGATGATGTTAACCCACCAAGTGATCCGACACCTGGTGTAAACATGGATGATGGTGGTTCAGGTGCAAGTGGACCTGACTTTCCTGCTCCCGCAACTCAAACAGGACAAGGAACGCCAGGACAAGGATTTCCTGGAGGATTTAATGTTGTTGCTGGAAATGGCGGCGGCGGTGGAGCTGGTCAAATAGGACTTAATGGAGGACTAGATAGTCCAACTACTAATTTTTTTGGTGGAGATGGTGGAGATGGTGTTCAATCTTCAATTAATGGTTCTGCAACTTACTACGCTGGAGGTGGCGGCGGTGGATTATGGTCTTATGGTAACCCTACTCCTGCTCAAGGCGGAGGTGTTGGTGGCCTTGGTGGCGGAGGAAATGGAGCTTCATCTTATACACCTACTACTGCGACAGCTGGAGGAACAAATACTGGCGGCGGAGGCGGTGGAAGTTCTGGAGCCCCTGTTGCACCTTACATGGGTAAAGCTGGAGGATCAGGTATTGTAGTAATTAGATATGAGGACTCTGTTCCTGATGCAACAGCAGTAAATGGAACTAAAACAACAACACCTGGATATAAAGTTTATACATTTACACAATCAGGGAGTATTACATTTAATAAATAATTATGGCTCATTTTGCAAAAATAGATTCAAATAATAAAGTAGAGACAGTAATTGTTGCTCCTGATCAAGCTTATGTTGACTCATTAGGTGGAAGATGGATTCAAACTTCTTATAATACTCTTGCTGGAGTTCACTATGATCCTATTACTGGACAACCTTCTGCTGATCAATCAAAAGCTTTAAGAAAAAATTATGCAGGTAAAGGTATGAATTATGATGAGTCAAGAGATGCTTTTATATCGGATCAACCTTATCCTTCATGGACTTTGAATGAAACTTCATGTATTTATGAACCACCTGTTGCAATACCAACAATTTGGACATACGCAGCTGACGAAAGAGACAATGAAATTTTTAAATCTACTGATTGGGACGAGCCTAATTTAAGATGGATTGCAGTAAAACAAGACGATACTAACGTATATTGGAATCCTGATACTACTAGCTGGGTTTCCTATTAGTTGACTTATTAATATAATATAATATATAGAACCTATAATGGTTAAGAAAGTAAAATACAGCATAGAAGATTTTTTTATATCTGATGAAGAATTAAAAAATATTCAACAGGTTATATTTGATAAAACTTTTCCTTGGTATTGCCAAGTTGGTGTATCTTCATCTATAAATAAAGATGGAATGTATTTTACACATATGCTTTTTCAAGACAGAGTGACTTCAGATTATGTATCAATAGTTGATCCTATTTTAAAAAAATTAAAACCTTTTTGTATTAAAAGAATAAAAATTAATATGTATCCATCAACTAATAAAATTATTGAACACGATAAACATAAAGATTATGTAGAAAAACATAAAGGTTTTTTATTTTCTATAAATAATAATAATGGATTTACACGTCTAAGTGATAAAACTAAAATTGAAAGTAGAGAAAACAGAGGTTTATTTTTTGACGCTACTGATTTTCATAATAGTTCAACATGCACAGATGAACCTTATAGAATAAACATTAACTTTAATTACATATAATGACTGAACAAGTATTATATAAAGTTATTAAAAATGCGATTTCAAAAGAATTAGCTGAATTTTGTTATGAATATTTAAAATTAAAAAGTAGAGCAGTTGCTATTATGTATAATAGAAAAGAACTTGTTGGAAAAAATAGACATTTAGGTCATTTTGAAGATCCTCAAGTTCCAGGTTGTTATACTATGTATGCAGATTCTGTAATGGAAACTTTATTGATTAAAGTATTACCTAAATTAAACGAAGTTTTAGATAAAGAATTAATTCCTACTTACTCTTATTGTAGACTTTATAGAAAAGGAAATGAATTAAAAAGACATAAAGATAGAGATAGTTGTGAAATATCTACTACATTACATTTGGGTGGAGATTCATGGCCTATTTATTTAGAACCTGATCATACAAAAGGAAGAAGTACTCCTAATGGGTACATGTCCGAACAAACAAAAGGAATTAAAATAGATTTAGAACCTGGAGACATGTTAATTTACTATGGAAGAGAATTAGAACATTGGAGAGAACCTTTTAAAAAACAAATGTGTGGTCAAGTCTTTCTTCATTACAATGATTTTAATGGTCCATTAAAAGATACTAATCTATTTGATGGAAGATTAGAGTTAGGTTTACCATCAGTTAGAAAGAAACCAGATGTTTCTAAAACATAAAAAAGTTAATATTAATAAATTTTTAGAAGAAATGAAAAAGTGTAAAACAACACCTGTAAAAGATGATTTACTAAAATCAAAATCTACACAAGGTATTAATTCTTTTCAAATAGAATTAACTAATATAGATGAATTGTCTAAGTTATTTTTAGAAGCTATGAAAGGTGTTATAGAAACAAATAATTTAAAACCTACTTCGTGTTGGAGTGTTTCTGGAGAAGAAGGTTCTTATCATAGAATACATAGACACATGCCTTTTAATGGAGAAGATGTAGAAAAAACTAATAGAATATCTACAATTTTATATTTAGACATACCTTCTAAAACTAACGTAGCAGATGGGGATTTTTATTTTGTTGTAAAAGAAAATAATGAAATAAAATCATATAGTATTGAACCCAAAGTAGGTGATTTTATAATTATGTCTGCAAATGTATTTCATGGAACTTATCCACAAAGCAAAGGTTTAAGAAGAACTTTAAACATGGATTTTATTTATGTATAAATTTGAAAAAATAAAATTATTTACACCAGTAATTTATATTCTAAATATAGATCCAAAATCTTTTGATAAAGAAAAAATTATAAAAACAATTGCTGCTAATTATAAAAAACAACCAGAAAGAAATCATTTTGATGGAAGGTCTGAATTAGGTAAATCTAATTCTCATCATACCTATAATGATAATACTAATAAAAAATTTAAAAAAATAGAATTTGAGTCTTTAATAAAAGTTTATAGTAAAATTTTTAAATCATTTTTTGATAATGAATTTAAAGCTTCTAAACCATTTAAATATAATTATTCAATAGAAAATGCTACTGCAATAGGTGAAAATCAATTTATGAATTATCATTGTCATCTACCTAGTTCTTTTTCTTGTGTTCATTATTTAAAAATAAATGAAAATAATTCAGGGATAACTTTTAAAAATCCAAATAATATATCTGAGAGTATGCAATGGGTAGCTCCTAAAACATATAATATTTTAAATAAAATAGATTCTAGTAATAGTTATTTTTTTCCTAATTTTAATTTATTACCTAAAGAAGATACAATGTTAATTTTTCCTTCTACATTACATCATGCAGTAGGAAGACAAATTAATAATAAAAATCTTAGAATTAGTGTAGCAACCAATATAACATTAGATGAATAAAAAAATACAAAGTTCACTTTGGGCATTTGAATCAGATAAAGTTAATTTATTTGCTTATTGGGATAATATATTTACTCCAGAAGAATGTGCTCATATAGTTAAAATAGGAAAAAAACTTTGTTTAGAAAAGGGTAAGGTATCAAGCAAAAAACCTAAAGAGGACGATAAAATAAGAAAGAGCAAAATTTCTTGGATTTTTCCTTCGGGTGAAACTCAATTTATATTTGAAAGAGTTAGTAAAACTGTACTAAATTTAAATGAAAGATTTTTTGGTTTTGATATCACTTCTATGTCTGAAGGATTTCAATTTACTAATTATAAAGCTCCTGGATCTCATTATGGTAAACATGTAGATAGATCAACAGATACTTTAATACGAAAACTTTCAGTATCAGTTCAACTTACAGATTCCTCTAAATATGAAGGAGGAGACTTATTACTTCACGATGGTCCAAAAGGAATTAAAATGAAGAGACAAATAGGAGACTTAGTTGTGTTTCCAAGTTTTGTTCTTCACGAAGTAACTCCTGTGACTAAAGGTGAAAGAAATTCACTGGTTTGTTGGGTAACAGGCCCTAGTTTTAAGTAATTGATATCTAAATAAAAAGCAGATATATTAACGATTATGGCCTTAAAAAAAGTAGATTTTGCACCTGGTTTCAATAAACAAAGCGTGCCTTCCGCTCTTCCTGGACAATGGGTAGATGGAGATTTTGTACGTTTTAGATATACAGCACCTGAAAAAATAGGTGGATGGGAACAATTAACTGTTTCTAATGAAACATTACCTGGAGCAGCAAGAGCTCAGTTAGCTTTTACTAGTTTAAAAGGAGAAAGATATACCGCTATTGGAACTTCACAAGGTTTATTTTTATACTATGGAGAAGGTTTTTATGACATTACTCCTTTAGATACTGCTATCACTGGAGCAACTTTTGATACGAACGCATCTTCAACTTCTGTAACAGTAAATAAAACAACTCACAATTTAGCTGTTGGAAGATATATTACTTTTACTAGTGTAACTGCTCCTCCAGGATCAGGTTATGTAGATGCAGATTTTGAAACCGGAGCATTTGAAATAGTACAAGTTAATGATGCAAATAGTTTTAATATTGTAATGAGAACTAATGCCTCTGCAGATACAACTGCAACCGGCGCTGCAACTATTAATCCTTATATTGAAATAGGACCAACCTTTCAAACAAAAGGATTTGGATGGGGAACTTATTTATGGGGTGATTCTACTTGGGGCACTGAACGATCTACAAGTAATGTAATTTTAGATCCAGGTAACTGGTCTTTAGATAATTTTGGTGAAGTGTTGGTTGCAACTATATTTAATGGTAAAACATTTACTTGGAATGCTGGAGCATCTAATCCAAGAGGTGTAAGAGCTTCAACATCAACATCGGGATTTTCTACTTCTGCTAATCCAACAGCTAGTAGATTTACATTAGTTTCAGATCGAGACAGACACTTATTTCATTTTGGAACTGAAACAACTGTAGGAGATACTACTTCTCAAGACCCTATGTTTGTAAGATTTTCTAATCAAGAAGATTTAAATACATATGCACCTACAGCAACTAATACTGCGGGTACCTTTAGATTAGATACAGGTAATAAAATTACTGCAGCCTTACAAGGTAAAGACTATGTTTTTGTATTAACAGATTTAGCTGCTTATGTTATTCAATTTGTAGGGCCACCTTTTACTTTTAGTGTTAGACAAGTTGGAACTAATTGTGGCTGTATTGCCCAACATGCAGCAAGTTATGTTAATGGTGCAGTTTATTGGATGTCTAATGAAGGTGGGTTTTT